CCTACAGAAATCTATAAACTATTGAAGTAGTTTACAGACACACTGTGAAAATATTTGACCATATAACATTCTAAATGTATGATATTTCTGATAATAAAAGGACTATCAAAAGTTTTCAATGTGACACGCCTGCGGTTGCAGGAGAATCGACACTGCCGAGCTGTGGTGTTGAGGATGTATCTATTGCTCAACGATCCAAAGCTATTGTAAGTGGCCTGGTAGTCATTCTTACTCATCATAGGTGCCCGAAAGCGCTTATTGACGAGATGATTCACCAGGTTAATGGATACCTAAATTCTTGCGAAAATGAAGAGGTGTGGTCCAAACATGCTAAAAGCATGCTGGCCTGTCCTCTTGCCCGCTATTTAGGAAACTTACTACCAACGGCTCCCAGTCATGGGTACCTGCTTTTTACAGGAAGAGTAAAGCGTTGGTTGGACTGTCGAATTAAAATTTTCAGTCGATCTAATACTCATTTGTGGTATTCCTGGTTCCAGGGTAAGCGTTCCGCGTTACCCGCCAGTGAAGGTCTCATCAGTAAGACTTATGATGAACATTTTAGAACTCTCACACATGATGATGAGGGTGATGATACTACTATTAATAGGATTTTTGCTAATCCAGATTTCAGAAGGACAATGGAATGTGTAAGGACAGCTTTTATGTTAAACTTAAATAAAAACTGCGACTTTGTAACATGCCAACCTAGTACTTCAGCTTCTTTTGAAAATACAAGAAGCAAAGGTGGTCAACAGGCTACTTTGCGTGAAATCTGTGGATTAGAGGAATTCGATTATACTGATAGTAACTTCATTAACAAATTCATTACCTGTACTAAAAAGGTATTGCTCGCCTCTGACTCCCCTAATGGAAGGAGCACACTCGCATACGATGACGAGTGGGAGACGGAAGAAGAAATTTGTATAAGTTCAAAAATGATACGTATTGGTTCTTGGGAACCTACTGATGAACTCCATAGTATGATTTGGAAAGGAATTCTTTATAAAGGAAAAGAAATATACTATGGAACCTGCGTTGAAAATCGCTTTCACCCAGACTATAACTGGGGTGATACTTTAAAAAAAGCTTATCAGGATTTTGATAATGAAAAAGTACTTAATGCTACGATCCAGGGTGTACTTGAACCCTTAAAAATTCGTGTAATCAGTAAAGGAGAGAGTCTACCTTACTATATTATGAAGCCTTATCAGAAGGCTCTACATTCAGCAATGCGTGATATGTCATGTTTCCGATTAATAGGAAGAACTTTATCTCCTACAGATTTAATCGATTTAAAGAAACATGCTAATTACGATGATGAATGGTTTAGCGTAGATTACTCGGGTGCCACTGACGGTTTAAGCTGGAAGTATAGTGGCCGAATTTTTAGATACTTAATCGCTCTCTTACCTGAGCGAGATCGTAAAATAGCTATGCAGGTCTTAGGGCCGCATAACCTTCATTATCCAGATGCTACTACTGGTAAGAAAATAGAACGTGGTGTGATGCGAACCGGACAGTTAATGGGTTCGATTTTGAGCTTTCCAATACTTTGCCTAGCTAATCTAGGAGTGTACCTCTCTGTTATGGAAGAACATAATAAGTTCATGTCTTTTGATCAAAAGCTTGAACATGTTCTCATAAATGGAGATGATATGCTATATGCAGCGCCCGCAAGCTTGTGGGATAGCCATATTGAAGTAGCAGCCAAAGTTGGACTTAAAATGTCAGTAGGAAAGGCCTACCATCACAGAGCATATGCTAACATAAATTCCGTTAGTTTTCACTATAATATTCGAGATCACTTGAATACACCATATCAGATTGACTTTCTCAATGTAGGTCTTATCTTCGGTCAGCATAAAGTTATGCAAAAAGATTCTAACCTTCTTACAGGTCAGGACACCGTTGATGAGAACGAAATTGAGTTAATCAATCCAACATGGAATACTAAAGTATTTGTTGACCTTTGTAAAAAGGCAAATATAGATCCTAGTGAAAATCCTAATTATGTTAGTAATATCAACCTTATATTAAAAGGCACGTTGCCTGGTAGACAGGCGGAGATGTTAAAGTATATCTTATTTTTAAAGAAAGATGCGATTAAACGTGATTGCGCAGTCTTATGTGAGAAACAGAAAATAGTAACCAATGCAAGGCTTGGTACTCAGATGACTTACAAGAAAACCGTTCATACAAGGAACCTCTTTTTACCAAAGAGTCTTGGCGGTATGGGAGTTATTTCTCCTCCCGGGTGGCAATTTAAAATTAAACCAATTCATAGGTATTTTATGCACGAAGCTCTTTTAGCTTCTAGTGCACCTGTGAGTTATGGTTTGCCAGCACCGGGCTCTCCCCTCGAGGAAGAGCAGGATACGCTTCGAGCGCCCTGGATGCAGTCTGTCTGCAGTCTTGTAATGAGTCTGAGTAGAAAATTTATAGAAAAGATTTTCTGTCTCGGCACTGAGATCGTGCGATATACAAAGAGTTTTAGAGCTAGCTTTGATCTTGAGAACGTCATTCCTCTTTTAAATGACGTGTAGTTGATCTATGTCTCATGTTCCGACCAGGGGTGGTCGTTAAAGATACCTATTGGGTTCTTGCAATTAATCCTACCAAAACTATTACTTTAGTGCTAAACAGAATGCCAAGAGACTTCACGGTAGGGTAGTAATATTAGTATAGTGTATTTAGAACTATACAGAGAGCTGATACTTACACACACAGGCCTGGAGAGACCTAAATCCTCCTATCCGATATACCTGAAAACAGGGCTTCCCATATACCTAGACATGGCTGGTGGAGGCGGACGAATACGATGGGCCACATAGGCGACCATCTTAAGTCATTATTTGAACTTCGTAAGGGGTTCATATGTGTAAGTCTGTAATGAGATCTATTGATTTGCGAAAATCTAGAAATCTTGGAAGAGCAGTTAGCTACTTGCCTTTGGGTAAGTTTTCTTTGACACTTTTCGTTTAAAATCCTATTTTGAAAGATATAGGCATTCTAAATGCGAAGTGCTAAGAATCACCGTAGATGATTTCTAGAGAATTAACATCACCCTTTTTAGGGAAGAACAGTGTGTTATCAATAAATACTTTACAGATTAAGGACAGTATCTTAGGGTTAAGTTCGCCCTGAGTGCTAATATTACTATATGCAAGGATGTAAAGTCCTTCCTCATTATGAAGCATCCAATACTATAATGAACATGAACAAAAGAAACGGTAAACAGAACTATGCCAACCTGAGATCTGGCATAAAGGGAGTTTCACGACCTGCTAAACGAAACGTCCCCCGTCCTCTAACTTATGGGTTCCCAGCTGGGAAACAGCGACCACTACAACGACCTCTTCCTCCCATTCCAAAGAATGAGGGGAAGAAGACGCGTCTGAGTGAGTGCGCACAAATGTATCTTCAAGCTTTAGAAGATCCCTTTAATGCAATGTCCGAGGCTTGCATCCCCTTATTACCTAGTACTCCTTCTAGAAAATTGAAGGTGTGGAATAAGGGTGTATTGACAGTTGGAACGGCGGGATTCGGCTTCGTTCAAGCCCTCCCTTGTGCAGACAATAATACTAACTGCATATGGATCAGCACAGCCACTTATACAGGTACCATCACTGCTTTAACTGGTACAGGGGTTAGTTCCCAAGTGACGAATAGCGACTACACGAGTTCTCAATTTGCTTTAGGCTATGCAGGACTATCGTGTAGAATTGTCGGGTTTGGTATCCGAGTTATGTACACTGGATCACTCTTAAATTTATCGGGTGATGTACATGTCCTAGAAGAACCAAACCATGGCAGTCTCAATGGCCTATCTGTCGCGAACTTTGATGCATATGACAAAGCACAGAAATTCTCCACTTCTAAAATGTGGACGAATGTGACTTATCATCCTGTCCTACCTACCGATACCGATTACGCCGGGAATTCAATTCCTCTGGGCGCCGGTAACGTTCCTATATTAGGGATAGCTATTAGCTCCCTAGCCGGTAATACTTTTGATTATGAAGTATACGGTATTTTTGAAGTTATAGGAAGTATCGCTCGTGGTAAATCTCCGAGCATGAATGATACTGTAGGTGTGGATGCTGTACTTAATGTCGTACAATCAAGGCCTCGCGATGGATACGTTGGGGCTGCTCCTATTCGTAAAGAGCTGACAATGGCTGATCATATCGTAAGCGGATTGTCCAGTTTAGCAACTATAATACCTTCGATAATGGAAGGTGTAGCAATGTTTGCCTAACTACTAATATTTGAATAGAACCTCAATACTATTAGATTTAGATCTTCGGATTTGGGATCCGGATTCCCAGTCGATCGTCACATACCATGACGAGACATGATCTTGTGGCTCAAAACACATATATCGAACCTAAACCAGTGCGTGCGAACGTTTCGCAAAGACGCCAACTAGTTTTCAGTAAGTTATCTGTTTGTGAGTAGTACACAAGGATCGTGATCGTAGATGAAGGAGGTAGATTATCATTCTACCTCGGTTACTAGCTATTCCAGGCTCTGTCTTTGGACACCTGTGGAAGCTAAC